ATTTAAAATATTTTCAAGTCATCAAGAGCAGCGGCAGCTATTGCCACGCCGCAGCAGCGCGCATATAATAAGCCAACCTTATAGCAACTATAAGAAATTTAATGCTTATCAAGTAACTATTTCACAAGGGATATAAATAGTTCTTCCCAAATCATCTTTTAATTCAATTTGCCCTGTTGGTGTTGGTGTTTCTGCTGAATATTTTCCTATTCTAACATTTCCTTCGTTTGTTACAAATCGTAAGTCTTTGCCAAAAGTTTTTATTTTACAAATATTATCAGATTCGCTTCCAAACTCCATATAATAATTTGAATTTATAAATGTATTTGTTGTACCGTCGTTAACAGAACCCTGCATATTAATAGAAGATGGGTAAATGTCGCATAAAACACTATCTGAACTTGGTAGTAGAGCAGACACAATAAATGTTGCTCGTGTTGGTCTAAACGTTCCATATTTTATACATGTTTTTAGTCCTCTAAAAGATGCTTGCACAAATGATTGAGCAAAATATTGTCCAATTTCAATTCCAACGGCTGTATTATTATGAAGTGTATCATAAATTTCACCAACAAATGAATTATTAGCAGACCGTAAAAACAATTGTGTTGAACCGCCTTCTAAATGCGTGTTTGTAAATGTGCACCCTGAACTCTGCACATATAGGGCGTATTCTGTATACCCCCACACATGAATATTATTAAACTTGCACCCAGGTGCTTTTGTACCAATATTTATATTTTTTATGTTTTCGCTTAAAGGCGTTGCTCCATAAAAACAGAGAATATTATTAAATAGACTATCACTTTGCCCATTGTAATAAATATTACCATGTTTATTATAGCTAATTCTCAAATCTTCGAAAATATTCTGCAATGAATAATCTAATGAAGAGTGCAGACCCCCCGGAGAATAACAAACTATTCCTGTGTTACCAAAATTTTTAATTTGTATTTTACTCAAATTTATTCCAAAGCCATAAATAGCTAATCCGTTTTGGTCATTTCCATTGCCCAATAAAGTAATATTTTGTAATTCAAAATTGTAAACAGCGTCCACTAAACTATCCGTGATTGATGTTTCGTAATTATAATAGTTTGAGCTATATAAAAAATCACTGTTTCCGCTATGTTTTAGAATTGTGCAATACTGATTTTCGCCGATTATTGCCGTATTTGGCAATATCAATAATTTAGTTATTAAGTATGTCCCACATGGTACAAAAATGCTATAACCTGAATTTATTAAATTTTGGAATACCTCTGTGTCATCTGTTATGCCGTCACCCTTTGCTCCGTAATCCCTAACATTAACAATATTGAATGGTGGGAAATTATCTCCTGCAACTAAAACTTTATATTCCTCTCCATTCTGTTTCATTGTAACATAATTGAAATAATCATTCAGTTTTTGTGGTTCCTGATATTCCAACGGCTCTACACTATCAATCTTAGTCTGCTGCGGAGACTGCCAGTTATTATTATCTCCTGTGATAATGATAGAATAAGATGTATTAATATTACTGAGTAAATTTCCACTTCCGATTGCATCAATAAATACACTATCTCCGATATCTAATACTTTGACATTTGAGAATTCATTTGCATTGCACTTTTCGGAAGTAATACAATGTGCAGAATCTTCAAGGATAACATTATCTATCAAAGCGTTTTCGATATCACCGTCAATTAAATAGTTCTCTTCAATCTGGTTTAGCCTATTACCATCAAACGCAATATTACGCACAGATTGGTTAATTACACCCTGCAACAGAGGAGTACTTCCGCCCCCCTTAAGGAACAATGTAGTGTTATATCTGTCAGCACCTAAGATAGACGTTTTACCTGCAATAGACAATGTAGACGTTAGGTACTTTCCGGAGGGGAAAAATACAACAGAGCCTCCCTGCGCATTTGCGTAGTCAAGGCAATCCTGAATTGACTTCGTATCGTCTGTTACGCCGTCACCTTTTGCCGGCGTAATTCCTTCTGGTGGGAATTTTACATTAATTATAGTATTCATTAATACACTTCCGACAATCTGTGTGAATTCATCACTATTAACTGTTTCCTTGATTAAGTCTTTTACATACTGGGGCAAATTATTATTATTTTCTATAACTTCATTAAGTTTACTGCTCATTTTACAAACCATTTCCAAATAGGAAAGACTTTCGTCGTAAACCAATGGTAATACCTTTTGGCAAAATGCGCGTGTTACATCAACTATATTCCAATTTTCATCAATTGTGCTCATTATACATTCCTCCTTAAAATATTTGCATAAATAATGGCTCAAGTTCTTCTATCACCATCATATCAATATTTAAAAATGTTTTACGATATTCCAGCAGCATTTCACTGTCAGACCTAGTACCTGGATTTCCCCAGTTATGTTTAGTGTGCTCAAGTTTATTATCTGTTGTCTGCGTTGTCGTAGTATTTTGCTCGTTTTCATCTTTGCTTGCGCTGCTTGCGTAAGTGTTATTTTGAATGTCTGGAGTGCTTAGGGTTCCTTGGGGAGTATCACTATAAACATTAAAGTTGTTTGTGTTATCCTGCATATTACCATTGAATTCTCCCTTGTCTATACGTTTGAACGTTTCCATAAGGTTAACCCGTAACAGTGGTTCAATTTCCATTAAGGCGCTTTTGTAAAGCTGATTATAATATGGCATTATCTCGTTTAGCTTTCTGTTAAGAAAACGCTTAAATAAAGCAGCAGTCTCAAGCCCAATCTCTCTGAAATAAAAATGCTCAATGATTTTATTATTAAGCTGTGTTCTATAAGATTCATCAAAAATAGGGTAATCAGCGAGACCTAGATTATATCCACTCTCCACAATATATCTAAGTTCAGTTGTATAATGGCTCAAACTCTTCACCTCCAGGCAATTGCGTCATATATGAAATATCCCTATACGCAGGTTCCAGCTCAAGACCGAACATGTTATTGATTTGCTTTGCTGCGTCTTTACGGGCATTTAAGCGTGTATTACGCATTATGTTTGTTATGGAATTACCCTTTTCAACTTCTGCAGTAATAAGGCGTTCTCGTTTCTCTTCATTTGCACTGTCAACTCCTAGATATGCTAATGCCTCGTACCAATATTTGCGTTTCATGGCATATAGTCTCTCAAGTTTTTCTCCTTTGTCTCCAGGTTTAAGGTCGAGAACCTTAATTCCGTTTGTATCCATTGATTTATTGCCAAATACCAAAGGCACATTTCCATCATATTTCATGAATAAGTTTTCCATGGTTAGTCTCTGGGATTCTTCACAAAGCACTATAGCCGGTGTTCTTGAGGTGTATATTTCAGTGTCAATTGTGCGTTCTATTTCGTATAGTTTACGGGAGTAGAACATAATACTGCCATATGTTGGTGTACGCAGATAACTGTTATATATAATCACAGACTTATCAGCTGATACTTCGTAGTTATAACCGTTTGGGGCATATGCTCTGCGGTATGTTGGCACGTAGTAAATATTAAGAGTTCCTCCTAGTGCTGCGCTTGCAGCGACAAAGCAATCGGCAATTTCATCTTCATAGAAAAGAGCATATCCCTGCGTATTCAAAATATACTCAAGAAATCTTTGGTCAATCTCTTCTGGCAATCCTTTCCACTCAAAACTATTTATTGCAATATCAAGAAGAGAGTAGAAATAATGGTTAAATGTCCAGTTGTTTAATTCTGCGCTTTCCCATTTTGTAGGTAGACATGCTTTATTATTCTTTTTACTCAAGTTGTTATCACCCCGTTATCTAAGGAATAGTCATTGACTTCGTTTCCGTTATGCCAGATTGTAATGCCTTTATTATAAATTGACTTCAGCTTTGCAATATGCTCATCTGGAATACTCCCTTCAATGTTACAATCAATTGTTTGTATATAATTCCAGTGAGGGCGTGAATGTGTGTTTGGTATATCAAATCGGTTTACTTTATATCCATAGAAATCAAAGTAACGGTCAATTTTATAAGCATAACCCTCTCTGATACGCATTTTATAGAAGTAGAAGTTTTGCAGGCCCATACTCACGTTTACTCCCAAGCCACCTGTTCCACCTCTTAGCTGATTAGGCAAAATAGAATGCTGGTAAATGTTGAGCATATTTTGTTTAATGGAATCTTGACTGTTTTTGAAAGACTGATATGTTTCTACACCTTCGTTTGCAGCAGATTGTAAGCCCCCAATTCCGCCTCCTGTAACTGCTCCAATCAGACCTTCTATTCCATCAACAATGGTGTTTGCCGTCCCCTGAGCAGCATCAATCTTCATATTGCGTTCAATCGTACTGTTCTGCAACTGAATGCTTGCACTGTTCTGAGCGAACCAGTTGTTATAGCTGCCATAGCTCCATTGACACTGTGGGAAGTTGTTTAGAGTAATTAATTCATTGCAGTTCACCTGCGGCGTAGGAGATAAGGCACGTTTGAAATCTTTTGGGAGACAGAAAACAGATGGATTTGTACCTATTGCCCCTCTCATTTCAAAAGTAGCTCTGTAAAGCCAGTTGCCTCCTTCGCGATAAATACCGTTGTTGAAGTATTCAAACTCGTATATTGCAGATAACCCGTTATTGTTGGTAATGTTAAGAAATGTATATGGGTACGTGAATAGCTTATTATTATGGGGTTTGTATTCTCCAAAATATTCAAGTTGTCCACCCATATTATAATTAATGCTTACGATATTATTAATTGAATTTACATAGTGTGTTTCTGAGTCGTACTCCACAAATGCAGCAGGGAACATAAACATACTCGATACAGCGTCCCCTTTACCTGCGCTGTCAAGTTCATTGAGCCATGCGCTTAACTCCTGATAATCTGCAAGCTCATAAGCAAAGAATCTTGCTCCGGAATATATCCTATTATATACTGTTCCAGTAACGTTTCCCTTAGGCGTACTGGTTGTAGCCACAATAATAAGGTAGTTTTCCAGCTCAACATCTTTGTACTCTGTGTCAATAATATATTCTCCGAAGTCCAAATCCTCTGGAATCAAATTTGCCCCCGGCGTGTCGTTAGCAACATGCTCACGAAGAATAAAGCTGTGGTACCAGTTTACATCTGTTAGCCATGTTTGCATAACGTCAAGCTCAAAAGTAATCCATGTTACTTCCGGGTTTTTGTACTCAAGGTTAACAATGAACCCATAGAACCATTTGTTAGAGAAATTTCTGTTTTGGTACATGATGTAATTGCAGTCATATAGCTGCTCAATATTAACAGGTACCGCAATCACTCTTTCCATACGTTGGTATGAGAAGTCTGTGAACATATATTTTGTTTTGCTTGTGAAGTAGGATGTTTGTGCTGATAATCTTGCGCTATCGCTTGTTCCTGCTCCGTAGAAGTCAATTGTGTTTCTATAAGTATTATCTAGTGGCACATTAGCCAGCACTCTTACCACTGTGCTAGGCTCAAAATCTATTGCCATGATTACACCCCCTCAGCGGGGCAAGGCCCCGCCGTAGTAGATTAAGATTTGTGCACTACCGTTACAGTCGCACTTCCTGTAACACGTGTTCCGTACACATTAGTTGCGGTTACTGTCAGCGTTTCCGCTGTTTCGTCCGCACCAACTGTCAATACACCTTCAGATGTGATTGTTGTTGCATCTGTTGGGCTTAAAGCTCCAGTTACGTTCCATGCAACTGTTTTATCAGCACCGCCTGTTGCTACAACATTTGCTGTAAATGTCATGCTCTGGCCGGGCAGGATATCTGCTGTTGCAGGTGATACTGTAATGCTGTCAACCTCAATTTCGTCTGTCGTAAAGAGGATAGCATTTGCAAACGGGCTTACAGACATTGTTTTCCAAACATGCAAGAAGTAGTTCCAGTATAGACCTTCACCGTTATAGTTTTCTGTGAAACTAATCATGTTATCAAATACCATGAAGAAGTCGGCATCCACAAGGGCAGCAACTACACCTGTTAATTCGCCGAAATCATCAACCAATACACGCTGTCCCATAAATTCTGCTTTGTCCATATTAAATGCACTTGCTAATACTTCTACATCAATGATGGCATCAAACTTAGCGTCAACTAATAAAATCTGGTCAGGTTTTTTAGTGAATGTGGCAACGCCCATAGGGTTGTATTTGTTGCTCATAAATTCCAGAGCATTAGAGATACCCTTGATTGTGCTCACGATTGATTTTGCGTTAGTAGCGTTAGGCGTTGGAATATTGATTGCGTAGAAGTCACCTGCGTTTGCGCGTTCTACAATCAGCTGTTTCATCATGAGGAACTCGTCAAATTCACTTCCGCTATAGAGAGATTCTACAATACGGCTGATTAAGTCACTTACGCCTTGATAACTCAGAAATGCCTGACGTAACTGTTCCTGTGAAATGGTTACTTTGTAGAAGTTCTGTACGTTCATCTTATGGAATGCGCTCAGTACATCTGGAATTTCACGTTTGAACACTTGAGTTTCTGCTGTAACAGGGTCAAACTCATGTGCTTTAGCAATATTGACGAACACTTCTTCTACAGTTTCGCCATATTCCAGCAAACCCTTTTTGAATCTACGCAGAGGATTCTTATACATTTTGCTGGTGATAATAACACGCGCAATTCTGTTAATTAATGCATTTAAGAACTCATTCTGCGTTGCAGTAAAGTTACTGATAGCCTGACCAACCTCTTTGATGTTATTCTGGGTAGCTACAGGAACCCTGCTTTGATAATCGTAGGTTGCATTTGCGCGGATAACGTTCAGAATATCTTCTACATTCTGAGGGCTGGCATATGCAATTGTCTTTGTCTGTTTTGTTGGCAATTTTATTCCTCCTTCATTAACTCCTCATAAGATGTAGGAGTTTCCTCTTTTTCTTTTTCGATAATGTCCTCTACTTCTTCAATGTTGTTTGTGTCTACGCCAGAGAAGAATCTGTCTACATATTTGCGCTTGTAGTCGTCTCGTTCTCTTTCAACCGTTTCCAACCGTGTTTTCCACTCGTCCTCTTTTACTAATTCTTCTAAATACTCATATTTAGAAAGAGGAGCAATGATTTCTAGGCGACTGTCCATATCGTCCGCCTCTCCAGCTTTACGGATGAGTTCATCGAACGAATCCTTTTCCATATCAATGATAATTGGCATCTATTTCACCTCCCTATAGCGAGTTTCTCGTGTGTCAACATGTACAAATCCTTTTTTATTGTAAACAATGATGCCTCCTCTGTTAGGCATGATTGTTTCAATAACATCTTTAATTTTCTGTAGGCTTACTCCCGAAATATAGATGTCTGCAGCCTTACCAAGCAAATGTTGAGAGATTTTTGCTCCTCCTACACTTTTGTTATGCTCTTCTGTTCTGTAGGCAGATGTAATAAGCACAGGCTTTCTAAAATTGTTGCGTAAACATTGTAAGATTATTACTAATTCGCAGTCAATTAATATTTCGTCGCTACCATCTTTGCAGGCAAACTCTTTAACGCTAAAATTCTTGCTAATTTTTGTATTACCATCTTTTTTAAGACTGAATTGTTTAATCATGCCCAGTGCTCATCCTTTCGTATAGCTTTGTCGTGACAAGCGTATTTGCCTCAATGCTTTTTCTGAGTTCCTCGTTGCTTGCAATCATATCTTGCCTTAGCTGTGTGATTTCCTGTGAGTGTGTGTCGTTAAGATATTTCACATAATAAAACATCATAAACACACATACAATCGGAAATCCCAATGTACTCACCATCTGCATTAAAACTTGATAATCCATGCTTACACCTCCTATGCATTATATCTATCTACTAAAGTCAAGTATGTTTCACCCAGTTTATTGTAAAGCCTGAATCCGCATTCATCACAACGTATATAATACTTCCCGTTATGGTGGTTATAACTAAGTATCACTTTTTCTCCACAAATTGGGCAATCTCTTAGTTTTAACATTCTAGCAAATTCTCTATTTCCCCAATCATACAATTTTATCACCTCAATATAAAAATGGTTCATAATTTACTCTGGCATACGGTATACCGTCTATAATAACAATATGCGCGTTTATTGCAATCAGTTGTAAATTACCTGTGTTGAAACCTGTATATTCTTTCCAGTCGTTGTTCTTCATATATATCTGAAAACGTGTTCCTGTATTATTCATTCGGTAATGTCTAAGGTCATTGAAATATATCCACTCTCCCAGCTGCGTCCCGATATATGTTGCTGTATCACCGTCAGAGTTCGTAATGTTTATAAAAAATGCTAAGCCATCTGTTCCAGGTGTTGGAGGGTTAGGAGGTATTGTTGGCTCTCCCGGTGTTTCTCCATCTGCAAGTTGGTTATAATACTTAATAGAATAGTTGCATCGTGTTTTCTGCGCCGCCTGCGACTGGTCAGCAGGTCTTTCAAATTGCAACATAAAAGCGCTTGTAGCTGTACAGATATTATCTGTTGTGGTAAGCGTGTTTATCAAACTAGGATAATTCACAAGCTCACTCCACAAAAAGTTAAGCTGCATTTCAAGATTTCCTATACTGTCATAATCATTTGCTTTCCAGAAATTATACAAATTCTCTTTTCTTCCTGCACTTGTCCATTGCGCCAAGCCATACCCAGCTTTATCGTTTATGAACTGCTGTTTTGTATAACTTCCATTATCTACTGCTGCAGTGTAAGTGTCGTCAGTGTACCCTAGGGATATCTCATAGCTATTTTGCAGGTTCTTTGGGTTAAGAGCTGATTCTGCAAACAGGTTACCCATAACGCCTGCCGTTCCTTCTTCAGTAAGACTTTTACTCTCTAAAAAATCCCAGATATATTGTTCATTTGCCATATTGTTTTCGCTCCCTGTCGTCAGCCCAATACCCGAGAAACACTAAAGAAATGGTAATCACACCACCCGCAATATAGCCAACGAATAAACTAAAAATATCAATCATTTTGTTATCTCCTTTAGAACTTTTACTATCCACATAGCTGTGGCGTTAATGACAATCCCTGCTATCGCAATTAAAATATATGGTAATATCATTTTATCAACTCCAATGCTTCAGTGAACATTCCTTTTACTTCCTGCGATTCAAAGAATAGTACTCCATAACTATACGCCTGAGAAAGCGTCTTTAACTTAACAGGAACTTTTATCTTCGTGTATAGTGTATTTATGGTATGGTCTTGCTGTGTTAATGCATAAGATAGAGGGAAGTTCTTATCGTGTTTCTTTGACACATAGAATTTACCTTCTCTAAAATCTGCCCATATGCCCAACGTGTGCCCCCGGTAAAACACTGTACAATAATATTTTGCATTAGAAGGCCGTTCTGCAATAAACTCATTGTTATCTAAGTAAAAATCGTTTTCTATTGCATAGTTAGCATACTTTGTTCCGCTAATAAGTTTTCCGAACCGCGTATCCCGTTTCTTTTGCTTGAAATCTTCCATGCTGCACATCTCAAGCACAATTTCTTTATCTTTATAAAACTGCCCTTCTTTAGGAACCTTAATATTGAAATAAGAGAAGTAAGGGTTATATGCAGATATCGCATTTGATAAGAAGAACACCCGTACATTGTCCCTCATGCGCGCAACAGTTTCATAAAAATCTAAGAAACTTTCAACCTCGTTAGGCAGATAATGGATAAAACCTTTTGGTATAATAAACTCGTCATAAATGATTGTCGTTACATTTGAGTAATCCACAGATTTCTTTGTGAGTGCTGTTGATAAGTTCGTAAGATACCCCATTGTTGCCCATTTTTCATCCGGATATCTCCATACTAATCTTTCACCTTCTGTTTTAAGTTCAACTTCGGGATATTCTTTTGCTATGGATTCAAAGAACTTAAAACCCTTAAGAGGTTTTATCTCCTCTTTGTATCTTCGCAAATATATGAATTCTTCATTTTTGTTAAAGTAGTTGTTGATACAAAACTTTTTCATGCCATAGGTTTTACCTATTCCACGTCCTCCTACGACAAAATTAAAAAGCCTGTCATAACTTAAAATCCTTGCTGGATTCCAGTACATTTTATTCACTCCTCAATCATGTCCTGCGTGCTGCGAGGTGTCAACCCGTTCTGCCCCGGCAGATTTTACCCTGTGACATTCCGAGACAGTCACAACACGCAAATTACATGACCTTAATTATATTATAACATAAAATTAGTTTTTTGTAAACAATTATTTCTTAATCTTAAAAGTTGTTTCCTTAAGTATAATTCCTCCTTTTACGGACTTTTGCTGTAGCTTACCCTCATACTCTGCCCCTATCTTAAAGTTATACCATGTTACATACTTATGTGCACTTGTTGGCAATCCTGCACAAGTTACTTTTAATTCCCCATCTATCTCTTCTATATAACTCTTTGCCCTCAGGAACCTTGCTCTTGTAAAAGTACTTTCATGTTTCCATGCTCCTAATTTTACAGCGTCAATTTCAATGTTTGTTGGCACTTCTATTCCCTTTAAGTGCAGGCTATCGGTATCTGCATAAATAAACCTATAGTAGTTGGCTTGCGCAGACCGTATTGTCTTTTCTCTGGCATATGATGTAATGGCTGCACCAATTGGAATATACATTATTTTCCTTTCTTCCTCATCCCCCATCTTATATTTCACCTGGCCATCTTCGTAATATGGAATCTTACTGCGTCCCGTTGGCCTGCTGGAAAACTTACCGTAAAGGTTGTTTAAAAACAACTTTGCAATTGTACGCATTCCTTTATTTCCATTTATTGTAGATTCGTTCTTTAACCCAATCCAGTAATCAATATATTTCTTAAAAATATTAGTGCTGGTCTTAAATTTGTAGCCGCAATGAAACGCAATGTTTTCTACATCATAATGTTCTATGAATAACTCATAGTCAGTTCCAGTCATGCAAAGTTGTATGATTTCTCCTTTGCTGGATTCTATATATTCCGTGGGTATAAACGAGTAGTTATTTTTAAGCTGCAGTGTAGGCAGCATTCCTTTCTTTAATTTGAAACTACACTCAAAAATTTGAATATACCAATCGTATATGTTATTCTTTCTGTATTGCCCTTCAAAGTAAACTGGTTCTCCATAGGGCAATTTGCAGTTATACATTGCCCACGGGTATAAGCTATTTACATCAAAAACAAGCCCTTCTGTTTGGTCTTTTCCTTCTTCTCCTTTCTTTACATATGTAAAAGCACCTTTATAAGACATCCTCATGATACTGTCTAACTCTTGCGTCATTGGGAATAACTTCTGCCACTCATCTACCATTGTTTCCTTAAAGTTTTTAAGAGCCATACCCCCAATAGTCATACCAGAAAGCCCCATATCAAAAAACTTCTTAAGTGCTCTTGCTGCTATGGTAACGTCATTTCTTAAGTATTCCTTCTCCTGTGAAGTTAGTGTATGACCTTCTTTTCGTTCTGCATTGTAATCAATCTCAAGTTTCCTTATATCAAGCCCAAACGCTTTAGGTATTTCATCTATTTTAAGAGGTATGATTTTTGCGCTGTCATAAAACTTTACATATTTTCTTCTTTTCTTTAATTTTGAGAATGTAACGTCAATGTTATAAAAATGGTTCATATCACTTATAAGCGTTGTGAATGTTCTGCTTTCTCTTGTCGTTGCATACTCATACCCTGCACGAAACAAATAGTTTAATATAAATGTTCCGTCAAACTTCAAGTTGTGAAAGTATATTTCGGGATTATTAAGCCTTTTTGTTGTTTCCATAAAATTGGCAATGTTTGTTCCTGTATAGTATTCTTTTTCATCAAGAGATAATATCGCCCATGCCCATACACGGCAGTCGTTTTCGTCTGTTGTTGTCTCAAAGTCTGCGGTATACTTCATAATAAAGAAAGCTCTTCTAAGAGATATTCATACTTATCTTGCAATGAAATATCCTCATACATAAAACTTATACTGAAATCGTCCCTTGTCTGTATTAATTCCAATAATTCTTTTCTATCAAGTTTTTCTGTAGCTTTTAATATTGTCAATGCTTTTTCTTCTCCAAATGCATTGAATAGCCCCTGTGTCCAGTTTGCTAACATTTGCTGTTGTTTATTATCCCAGTAGCTCTGCATTGATTCTCTTAGCAACCTTTCTCTCATCCCCTCAAAAGATTCTTTTGGTATATCTGTTATGCTCTTCAAATCTCTAGCATCATACTGTTCTAGTGTTCCTGGTCTTCCTTTTGGAACTTCTCCAACAATCTTCCTCTGTTCTCTCTTTCTGTTGTTTATGGCAGCACGTTTATATTGAAGTTCTCTTTTTTCCCATCTCGTAAGTGATACGCCGTTTCCTAAAGTAACAATCTGTGTTGCTTTTTTGTCCATAAACCTATTTACTGATTTTATAAGATTGTTAAAATCCCTTCTCGTTGTGATTTTATCTCTAAGTTCGTTTACATTTAGCCTTTCGGGCAAAAATTCCTTAAGGTTAGGATTTTTCTTTATTTCTCTGGTAATCTTCGCATTAAACTTGCGCACATGGTTTCTCAATTTCGTTATATCTTCGTTTCTCCATCTAATCACCATTTTATTACCTCCTATTAATATGTAAAGCCGGATATTTCCGGCTGTCATTTTCTTCTATTATATGTTTGTTTTTCTTCTTTCGGTTCGCTTAAGCAAAAATTTGCTTTCTCTACAATTACTTTTGAAACGTATCTTGTATTACCTTCTTTGTCTTTATAAGACGAATTGTCAAGTCTTCCTTCTACTAAAATAGGTTTCCCTTTTTTAAACCATTTCTCAATAAATTCAGCTAATCCATTAAACGCTGTGCACTGGATAAATTGGCACCTGTATTCTCCATCTTTGTCCGGGAAATCATTCTGGACAGCCAATGTAATATTTGAAACTAAATACTTTCCTACACTTGTTTGTTTGATTTCTGGGTCTTTCGCTAATCTTCCCATTAGAATAACTTTGTTCATAATACCTTCTCCTTTAAATTATAATAAAACACATGTGGAGCAGCTGAATACTTCTATATTCGACTATATTTAGCAGTATTGTGTGAGACTGCAATTGAAATTTTTCAATTTGAGGAGTTTGTTCACATCCTTTTAAACTTTAATTTGCGTTCTGCTCATCAGTAGGGGCTTACGCTTATACCCTAGACGCCGTTAGGCGTTTCGCTATAACGGCTCACAGTAATTAAATATGTAAAAATTTTCTCCCGGGTCTTTGCTATCTTGTGTGTTCGAAACTATGAAATAACTTTTGTCCTCGTCATTAATCATTCCCACAAAATAATAACCCTTACACCAATCTTCATTTATATCATCTCTAACTTTTACGGCCGTAAATTTTCTTACTCTCTTCCAATCAATTATTCTATCTTCTAAAAGCCACTCTGTTGTTTTTATTACGCAATCATCACAGCACGTATTTTTGCAATCTATCATTCCGCGCATCTCAGCTAGTTTACAAAAACATACATAATTAAACTCATTGTTATTAACAAGAAAATCAATGTTTCTCATATTTTGACCAATCCTTTCTATAGTTCATACCTAAAAATTGTGTATAATCTTCTTTTAATATTCCACAGTTGTTTACATCATTCAAACAAACTCTTTTGCAATCATCTTTTAATTCACAATAGCAACAACACCTACTTCCTTTGTTTGCAAGTCTGTACTTACATTTTGGTATAACTATTGGGCAGTAATATATTTTAATCTTTATCATCCTCCTTAATTGAATTGCATAAGTTAATATAATTATTAGTGACATCAATTATAAAGCGTTGCGTTTCAATATACTTATGTTTAGCATTATCATCAGTTATGCGTCTGCATATATCATTTAAATTCCTTAATATTCTTTTACAATACATCAATAGTTCTGCATAATCATCAATTGTATACATATATTTTAAATACTCTTGTATTTCTTTATTTAAGTTCAAGCTATAACCTCCTATATAAGTTAATTATATGTTTACGTCTACTTCTTAATTATTTCACATTCCGTGTTATATCGTTCCTCATTGATTTTTAATCACTTATACTATAACATCTATCATAAAACCATTGATAAAATTTCCAGCTGGCTAGAAACTCATCAACCAACTTTTTACCATCAAACACTTTTACAATATGCGATTTTGTTTTATCCATTGTGCTCTCCAACTTCTCGATATCTTCTGTTATTAATATAGCCTTTCTTTCTCTGCCATATAATCTATACTTTTTCATGCCAATCACCTCCTTATAATATTTATTGTTCCCTTGCTATGGTTATATATTACCACGGAATCGTAAATTTGAGAAGTCCCCAATTTCTTATAGTTGCTATAAGGTTGGCTTATTATATGCGCGCTGCTGCGGCGTGGCAATAGCTGCCGCTGCTCTTGATGACTTGAAAATATTTTAAAT